ATACTTATCAACCCAAGCCATCCTGAACATGACCATATTGTAAATTGAATTGAGGACGCTTGTGAGCGGATGACCGGAGGGGAGTGAACCCCAAATCCGATATAGTTGACCACTCATATAGCTGTCCCCTCCAAGGTGAGTCGCATTATAGGTTTCCACACCTATTGTCTTAAACAAGACTTCGACTTCGCCCTTACAATTTGGCATATTCAGGCATATGGCTTCCCATATATATCTCATAACATCAGGGTGTTGCCTCTTATCAAACTCCTTAAAGTCACCAGCAAAGGCACACCCAAGTCGGTTCTTTCGTTTCAGTCTATCAAACATCCATTTAGATTCCATCGAAAAAGGATTCATACCAATCATACCTCCGTGGAGTAATCGCGTCTTCATGAATTCAGACGCGAAGCCCATGAGGTACTTTCTAACCACCAAAGTGAACTCAAGTGGACTCGCTGAAATTATGCGAGTTTCTCCATTGAGCACCTTGAGCAAGGTTCTACATTCATCTTTCATACAATCTCTGAAAACCGCCCCCCTAACACCGTTCAGGTACTTCGCTTCTAAATCAGAAGCGGCCTTCATGGCTATGGGAGTATGTTCTAGATCAAATCGAAACGGTCCAACGTCTCCGAAGAAAACTTTCTTGTTATGGAAAGGTCCCTCCTCATGAACGCACAATGGATAACCGTTAGCCTTGGACCTATTAACACCGCGCATATAGGGTTCTTCTGGGACCCCAGCAACGGCTTGCTCCCATGTATACGTTTTAAGCGCACTTTTGTTGAAATTCTTGAATATTTCATTGACTACAACATGGCAAACTCTCTCTGTGTGCGATGGCAATGAACCATGTTCGACGCACGAAGAGGATATAGCCTTAATCATTGGATCAACCTTTTGCCCATCAACGACGACTGGTCTTTTCGGTGCAGGCGCTGTAAGCACAGCCCCAAAAATACCAGCACAAGAAGTTGGCACTATAGAGCTACCGCGTCCATTATGGATCGGTTTCTCAAGTGTAGCAACGTCC